CTACGCCGATGTGCAAATTAACGTTGTTCGATAAGGAAAAATTCAATGGCTACTTACTCTTTTATGGATGTTACCGCTTCTCTCGTTGGACCTACCGGCGAAATCGATTTTGGCTACGGCTCGGCTAACGCCGACGAGGGGATCGTCGTGTCGATGGGTGAATCAAAAAACACCATGACCGTAGGTCTGGATGGTGAAGTGATGCACAGCCTGCACGCCAATAAGAGCGGCACCATTGCCGTCAGCCTGCTGAAAACCTCCCCGGTTAATAGAAAGCTGTCGCTGATGTATAACGCCCAAAGCCTCTCCACCGCGGCCTGGGGCAAAAACGTCATCGTGATCCGCAACAAGGCCAGCGGCGAAACGGTGACGGCTCGCAGCGTGGCGTTCTCGAAACAGCCGGACGTCTCCAATGCCAAAGATGTTGGCGTGGTGAAGTGGGAGTTTAACTGCGGCAAAATTGATCAGCTGCTTGGGGAGTTTTAATCCATGGAGTTTGAAATCAAAGGCCACGCGTATCGCGTAGCAAAACTCAGCGTCTTCGATCAGCTGAAGGTTACCCGCAAACTGCTGCCGGTGCTGGCTGGCATGATGGCGGACGTGGGCAGCCTGCGCGCGCTGCTGCCTGCTGAAGGAAAAATGGATGGTGCGCAGCTGGATGCGCTGGCACCGGTTTTTGAAAAGGTGCTGCCGCGCCTTGCCGATGAACTCTCCTCGCTGAGCGAAGAGGATACCAGTGCCATTATCCACCCCTGTCTTGGCGTCGTTGCTCGCCAGAACGGCAAGGGCTGGACGGCGGTGTTTACCGGTGGCGAGCTGATGTTTGACGATATCGACCTCTTCACCCTGCTCCAGCTGGTGGCGCGGGTGGTCGCCGACTCGCTGGGAAATTTTTTGCCCGCACTCCCTACCAGCGCGACGCCGGACCCGCATCAAGCCTGACGCTCAATAGCCTGCCGGATGGGCTTTCATACCTTCTTGACCCGGTTGACGCCGGGTTAATCCCCTACAGCGCGTTGAAAGACGGATCGATCGATCTGTGTGACGTCGCGCTGATGAATGACCATCTGGCCGTCAAAGCGGATAACCACTATCGCATTGAGAAATGGAGGGAGAGTAATGAATCCTAATATGATTGTGGCACTCCTTGGCTCTCTTGGCGTGCCGTCCGGGGAGGGCGGCGGGCAAAACCTGGGTGCCATGCTGGCCGGGGCGGCAGAGGGTGCGCTTAAGCTGGGGCTGGCGGTAAAAGACGCTGCGCTATCCCTCTATGATTTTACGCTCACTACCGCGACCGGGCTGGACAATCTCTATGCCCTTTCCCGGCGCACGGGGGCGAGCGTAGAGGGGATCGAATCCATCGGCTATGGAATATCGCAGGTGGGGGGCAACGTTGATGAGGCACGCGGCTCGCTTGAGAACCTGTCACGCTTTGTGCAGCAGGCGCCTGGCGCAGAGCATTTTCTCAACCAGCTGGATATTCAGGTGCGCGATGCGTCCGGTGACCCACGGGATACGGCTGTTATCTTTACCGAAGTAGGCCAGAAGCTCAGCGCGATGCCGCTGCCTCTCGCCAGCCAGAACGCAAAAACGTTGGGTATCACTGATGATACCCTGGCGGCGATGCGCGGCGGAGCAGGCAATTTCTCAGCGCAGCATAGCGTTATGGCGAAGACCATCGGCTTTGACGCTGATGAAGCGGCTACAGATGCTAACCGGTTTATGACCTCCCTACGGGAAGTCAGCGTCGTGGTTGACATGGTGCAGGAGAAAATCGGCTCTCGCCTTGCCGGGGGGATGGCTGGCTGGCTCGACACCCTAAGCCACTTCATTCTCGATAATTATCCGCGCATTGAGCAGGCGCTGCTCGGGATCGTCGACGGGATCGTGGCGCTGGGCGATACCCTCATACCGCTGTTTCTGGGGATCCTCGAAAGCGCGTTAGATCTTGCGGAGTGGTGGGGGGCGCTTGATGGGCAGACCCAGGATCTCATCACGCTGCTGGGCGGGCTGGCCCTCGCTCTCGGCGGGCTGAACAGCGCGTTTCTGCTGTCGCCTATCGGGCTTATCCTCGCCCTGGCGGCGGCCATTGCGCTGCTGTGGGACGACTATAAAAAATGGACCGAGGGCGGTCAGAGCTTTATCAACTGGGGTGAATGGCAGCCCGTAATTGATAATGCGATAGCGCTTATCAGCGATTTTAAAACCGCCATCAGCAGTCTCGTACACGCCGTCGCCGGGCTGCTTAACATTGATCTGGGCACGTGGTCGCTGAAATGGGACTTCAGCAATGCGATTGCGCAGCTGGGTGAGTTCAACAAGATGCTTAACATGCTCGCCGAACTGCTGAAAGCCGTGGGTGAAAACCGCTGGTCCGACGCCGTCGACATCGGTAAGAGCCTGTTTAAGCAGGGCAACGATAAGCCTGATGCGCTGCCTGGGGTCACAAAGAGTGCGAACGAATTTGCTGATTGGATGAAAGAGCATTGGCACGTTGATCCTCGAAACGTCGGTAAATATCTCAAAAATCCATTTTGGGGTGACACTGTCAACGTTCTCCACCCGGAGAATAGCCAGAGTCTCTACTCCCGCGATTTCATTGAGCGGGAGCGAGCCACTGCCGTCGCGACGAACGTTGCTGGGCCGCAGCTTGATCAGCACAACAGCTACTACATCTATGGCAATAACGCGCAGCAGATCGGGACCGAGGTGGAGCTTCACCAGAACGCCGCCAACACCCAGTTTATGCGCGTCAACCAGGTAAAGGTGGGCTAATGGATTATCTTTCAACGCTGTTTCATCAGCATACGCGGCAAATCGGCGTGATGATCCCCAGCGTCGTCACCTCTGAAATTCACACCGATACGCTGACCATTACCGAGCATCCCATTGAGGATGGCGCGGTGATTGCCGATCACGCCTACAAAAAACCGGCAGAGCTGACGATGAATGTCGGTTTTGCCGGCGGCGGCACGCTGCTGGACTTTGCCGGCAGCCTTACTGCCACCCGTCTGCTGGGACTAAGCCCACAGGAGACCTACCAGCAGCTGCTGGATCTGCAGGCAAGTCGAATACCTTTCAATGTCACCACCGGAAAACGGCAGTATAAAAATATGCTGATCGCCACGCTGAAGGTGACCACGGATAACGCGAGCGAAAACGTCCTCTTTGCTGACCTGACGCTGAAAGAGGTCATTCTCGTCCAGTCCAAAGAGGTCTACGTGGTAGATAAAAGTGAGATGAAGACGGGTGTTAACACTGCTGAGGTGCGCAATACCGGCACCAAAACCACGAAACCGGCAGGCAGCATCGCGTTAGCGTCGGGAGGGCAACGATGACAATTGAAGAGATCCCGCTTACCGCAGATAACCAGCAGTTCAGCATCACCCTTGCCGGTACGACCTGGCAGGTGCGTATACTCTGGCGGGGCAGTTGCTGGGTGATGGATCTGCAGGATGAGAGGGGGGAAGCGTTAGTTTCCGGCCTGCCTTTGGTCACTGGGGTGGATTTGCTGGCGCAGTATGCCTGGCTGCAGCCCGGCATTAAGCTGATCGTCGTCTGCGATGCCAACGGTCAGGACTATCCCACGCAAACCGATCTGGGCAGCAGCAGTCACCTGGTGGTTATCACGGAGTAAGCAGCATGGCACAGAACTGGATGCGTCACTTCGAACTGCAGCTCAAGGACGACAAAGGGAAGTGGATCGATTTTAGCGAATTTAAAGTTTCTTTCACCATTCGCTGGTACAACAGCAGCAGCAGCCCGTCCCGGACGGCAGAAGTTAAAATTTATAATCTTAAAGCGGAAACGGTAAACCGGATCGCCAGGAGAGAGTTTACTTACCTTCGGCTTGTTGCGGGATATGACGGCATCGCCCCGGACGTAGCGGCCAGCAGTGTGGGCAAAGTGCGTGAGGTTGATCCAACAGCGGTCGGGCAGAGCGACGGGCGCAACTACGGTATGATCTTTAGCGGTCAAATCGACTCAACGCAGACCGGAAGAGAGGAGGATAAGCTCGCCACCTGGGTGCAGATTAAGGCAGCGGACAGTATCAAAGCGCTTATTACCACCACCACCGCACAGACACTGTCAGCGGGCTACACGCTAGCAGATTATAACCGCCTACTCATGAAGGATTTTTCCATCGAGGGCATTACGGAGGGGCTGACGCCAAAAATGCCCGGTACGGTCTATCCGCGTGGCCGAGTGCTGTTTGGCATGACCCGGCATCTGATGGATAACCTTGCTACCCAGTGCAACGCCACCTGGCAGTTCGTGGATCGCAAGCGGCAGAGATTATCTATACCGGCGACACCCGGGGCCAGCAGTGGTACATGGAGATGGTCTGCAGACCGCCTGGCGTAGAGGATCCGTCCCCGAACAAGACGCCGCAAGACAGCGCGTAAGGTAGCGCTTACCTGATGATAAACATCCCGCCGCCCGGCGGGTTTTTGCTTTCTGGAGTTTATCCTATGTCCATATCAGATCAGACCCGCAGCGGCGACCTCTCCGACGCCTTTAAATCCGAGCGGGAGAGCATCAAAAACCAGCTCCGCGTCGCCATGCCGGGCATTATTCAATCTTTCAATCCTGACGCCGTCACCGCGGTGGTGCAGCCAGCCATTCGCTATGTGCATATTGATATCGACGGCAGGCGGACAACGCAAAACTACCCTCTGCTGGTGGACGTACCGGTGGCGTTTCCCCGCGGTGGCGGCTGCACCTTGACCTTTCCGGTCAGACCCGGCGACGAGTGCGAGCTGATTTTTAACGATCGCTGCATCGATTTCTGGTGGCAGAGCGGCGGCGTACAGGAGCCGGTAGACGATCGTATGCACGATCTTTCTGATGCGATCTGCTTTGTTGGCCCGATGTCTCAGGCGCAAAAGATCGGCAATATCAGCACCCGCGCTGCACAGCTACGCACCGACGATGGCGCGGCGTTCGTCGAGGTGGCAGCCGGTCATGACATCACCCTCACTACGCCTGGGAAACTTACCGCTACCGCGCAGGGGGGCACCATCGTGACCTCACCGACTATCACCCTTAACGGCAACGTCACCATCAACGGCAGCCTGTCGCAGGGAATGGGGGCCGCAGGTGGTACGGCAACGCTGCTGGGCCCCGTCACGGTATCTAACGATGTGAAGGCGGGAGGGAAAAGCCTGATGACGCACACCCACAGCGGGGTGCAGACCGGCGGCGGCAACACGGGAGGACCCAACTAATGCAGTACCGACAGGAAAATAGTGACGGCGACTACACCTTCGGCAGCGGTGATGACACCTGGCTCGTTGATTCACCGGAGGCGGTGGCGCAGGCGGTTAAAACCCGCTTTATGCTCTGGTATGGAGAGTGGTTTCTTGATGTCACCGAGGGAACCCCGTGGATCCAGTCCGTGCTGGGCAAGCAGAGCCCGGACATCTACAGTCTGGCCATTCGCCAGCGCATACTGGAAACCCAGGGCGTAAACGCCATTCAGGCGTTCGATACCACCCTTAACACCTCATCCCGCCGCGTGATATTCACCGCGACAATTGACACCCGCTACGGGATCACCACCGTCACAAGCGAGGCATAATGGCACTTAATCTCGACACGCTGGGGTTATCCGCACGGGTAACTGACCAGGGGATCAGCGCGCCTGATTATCAGGCAATTCTCGCTGACATTACTGGCTACTTTCAGCAGATCTACGGTACGGATGCGTACCTTGAGCCGGACAGCAAAGATGGGCAGATGGTAGCGCTGGTCGCGCTGGCGGTACACGATGCCAACAACACGGCTATTCAGGTCTATAACTCCTTCTCGCCAGCCACCGCCATGAGCGATGCCCTGACGCGTAACGTTAAAATTAACGGGATCGTACGTAAGGCGGCTACTCACTCGACGGTGGACGTTACGCTCACTGGTCAAACGGGAACCACGATTACTAACGGGTCCGTCAAGGATACCCGGGGCGTTGCCTGGTCTCTCCCCGCCAGCGTCACCATTGGCAGCGGCGGAGCCGTGACCGTCACCGCTACCTGTGCGACCGCCGGGGCTGTGGAGGCGCTAGCGGGCAGCATCACTCGCATCGCCACTCCCACGCTGGGCTGGTTTACGGTATCGAACCCCATGTCGGCCACGTTGGGCGTTGAGGCAGAGCGGGACGCACAGATCCGCATCCGCCAGGCACAGAGCGTGGCCATTTCATCCATTACCCCCTTCGAGGCGCTGGAGGGGGCGATTGCGAACGTGGCCGGGGTGACTCGCCATAAGCTGTATGAAAACGATACCGGCGTAGCGGATAGCAACGGGCTACCGGCGCACTCTCTGTCGGCGATTGTCGATGGGGGTGACGTGACGGCGATTGCGCAGACCCTGCGCGGCAAGAAGGGGCAGGGGGTCAGCACGTTCGGATCGACTTCGGTTACCGTTGCCGATCTCTACGGTAACCCGCACGTTATCCGCTTCTCGCGTTCAACCAACGTGCCCGTTTACGCGGCGATAACGCTAAGCGTCTTTCCGGGCTACACCACCCAGGTAGGGGAGCAGATTAAACAGGCTATCGCCGACTACGTGAACAGCCTGAGCATTGGCGATGACGTGCTGCTGAGCCGCGTTTACTCCCCGGCTAACCTCGGCGTCGTCAGTGGAGGGAGCAGCCGGTTTTACGACATCAATTCGCTGCGGATTGGCCGATCGGCCAGCAGCGTGGCGGCAGCGAATATTGCCATTGCCTATAACGAATCGGCCTCCTGCAGCACGGCCAATATCGCGATAACGGTGGCATCATGAGTAAATACACAGAACTCATCACCAACTATCACGCCACCCGACCTCGGTTTGTGAACCATATCGACCTCAGTACTCGACCGCTAATTGACACCTCGGCTGCGGTCGCAGGCCTGATTGAGGCGTTTGACATTGACCAGGCGACCGGCGCGCAGCTCGATATTCTGGGGCTGTGGATCGGCAGGTCGTATGGCAAGGACCCTACGATCCCGACGCGGGCTACACCACCCTTAGCGATGAGACCTACCGCATCATCCTGAAGGCCAAAATCGCCATCAACAGCTGGGATGGGCAGAACGACTCGCTGCCCGCCATTCTTGATACGGCAACCGCTGGCTCCGGGCTGCGGATGCAGATTGTCGATAACCAGGATATGACCATCGCGGTATGGGTTTTTCCAGAGACCGATATAGCAGACGTCTCGCTGGAGCTTATTGCCGCTATCAAACAGGGATATTTAACCGTCAAGGCCGCAGGCGTCTGGGCTGGCGATATTCTGACACCATCCATTCTCACACCATCCGTTGGTTCGAAATTTTTCGGCTTCGACATGGATAACGACTATATCGTCGGCTTCGATAGCGGCGCATGGGGAGTAAAACTCTAATGGCAACAAATGACTTTAAGCCCTTCGCAACAGGGGCAGGTGCTAACGTAACGGCGCAGGCAGAGTGGGCATCGCTCCCGGCGCTGTTTACCGGTTTTCAATCTGGCAAAGCCTCCAGCGCGCAGGTGAATAAAGCGATTCGCCAGGCCAGCTTTATTTCGGCGGCGCTGGCGCAGTACGTCACCAATAAAACCGGGCAGGACGTGCTGGACGACGGCGACATAGCTGGGTTCATTGCCAAGCTGGTGAGCGGCCTGGGGAAAGATTTCCAGCCCGCGGACGCCACGCTGACCAATCTTAGCGGTAAGTCAGTGGCTGGGCTTCTCTCATACCTTGGTTTTCAGGAGGGAAGTAACTGGGTAAAAATGCCCAGTGGCTTAATCATCCAGCGCGGCACGTTGGGTTATAACCCTGGCATTACTGAACTGAACGTAACGCTACAACGTGCTTTTACAAGTAGTAATTACGGCGTGACTATGACGTGGTCAGACAGAAACTTTGACGGTACTTCTACAAGCTCAGCTCCGGCAGCAGTAGCTATAGTCGCCACCTCAAAGAAGCCTACTGGATTTAGAGCCTGGCAGAATGGAAGCGGTGGATACAACGTTGATTATATTGCGGTGGGGTATTAAGTATGAATTATTTATATAGCCCGTCAGCGGGCGGATTTTTTCCACTGTCGGATAAAGACATTTTTATTGCGGCCAATCTGTGGCCATCAGACGGCATCGACATTTCAGAGAGCGAGCATGATGCGCTATTTCCAGTACCTAACGATAAAATTATTGGGTTGAAGAACGGCAAGCCAGCCTGGATCGACTTACCGCTACCCACTGACGCGCAACGCATTGAGCAGGCGGAACTGTATAGGCAGTCGTTGTTAAAACAGGCTGACGATATGACCGCCGACTGGCGAACAGAGCTGTTACTGGATGAAATCAGCGCGGTGCACAGAGAAAAGCTCTCGGCATGGATGGCCTATAAACGGGAGGTAAAAGCCGTGGATATCGCTACGGCTCCTGAGATTACCTGGCCAGCTCTTCCGGCCAGTTAAACGTCGCCCAGACGCGGGACCCCGCGCGGCGGGGCATGACACGATGACTGCCTTGGCGAGGGCAGTCCCTACCTGAGAATGATTCTTAAGGCTGGCAGAAACGGGGAGGCAGGCTACAATGTCGAGGATACCTTTTTTGCCCGCATAGATCTTTACGGTATCGCCATAACGAAAGCCGCACGATCGCTGTGGGGAATACGAGCATGAAATCAGGGTCTTACAGATGAAAACCCTGTACATTGCGGGCGAAATTGTTTAGCGTCGTACCGTTTTAGAATATCCGGCAAAAGAAGCAACTGGCACAGATATGAATAGATTTAATGACAAAAGATTGACCGATATTGTGCTGGGAGAAGCCATTCTTGCTCTTTTGAGCGAAGGCGATCCCATAACGCCATACAGCCTGATGGAAAAACTTCAGCTTATGGCCGTCTCAGAAAAAATGGCGTTCAGAAAGCAGGCGTGCACCAACGCCGTCGTTGAGGTGCAAAGCAGCCTTATGGCGCAATCCTCGGAGTACAGCAGCTTTCAGGCAGGCAGTGACTATCCTCCCAGCAGTAAGATGATCCACTGA